GAAAGCTGTCGAGCTTCTAGTTCTTCCCAATCAAAACGTTTAGGGTCTACAGGATGTCCAGCAAGGCTTTTGTCTTCTTCTAGATCTGTAAGGATCTTGGGTGCTAAGCGGTCTCCGTAGTAGTTCTTAAGCTTCTTTGCAGTGGGGTATAAAGCAGGCCAGATCCGGCAGGAGTAACCAGCTAGCTCAAGCTTTGCGTAAATACTGTCTTGGGTGTGAGGGGTTCCAAGGAACACGATCTCACCACCAGGCTTGATCACCGAGTCAAACTCTTTAATCGACTCCCGTAGCTTGTCTCGGATCAGTTGGGTTTCACAGGACTGGGGTGTTTCAACGTCATCAGCAACGATGAGATCAGCACGGCTTCCAGTGATTTGACCGAAGATACCGCTTGATCGGACGCTGGGGCTTTGGTCTGGTTTTGCACCGTAGACATCAAACGCAACCTTGCTAAACCGCTGGGTATCGCTTGGAAATAGATCTTTGACCATGAACCAGTTCCGAAGCAGGTCATGGCAAAACACACTGAACGCATCTGCACGGTCTTGAGCTGCAGAGATCACCAGCACCTTAGTGTCTGGGTTTCTCCGTAGCCTCCACAGGACGTAACCAGCTGTCAGGAAGCTTTTACCGCAGCCCCTGTACGCCATGATGATCCGCCTGTCAGGACCGTTCTGCAGGTAGTCAGCAAGTTGATACTGAACCGGTGTGGGGCTTGGTAGACGAAGGTAGTGCCAAAGGTGAGTAGCAAAAACAGGAAAACTTTCTACAGCTTCCTGGATAAGCTTTTCTGTTTGTTTATTCGGCCTTGGCATCGTGAGCCCATTTAAATACTTGGCTCAGGTTATTCTGCAGGATCAAATTCATTCTTGTTAACTCAAGCGTCATTTTCTCCAGGTCTTCCCTAGAGGCGTTTGGAATCTCTCGCCGTATCCTCTCTACCCTTAGGGATTGCTCTAAGGAGAGATTGAGATTGGGCATAGGAGGCAATTCATCCATTGTTCGATGACAAACTCACGCTCCTCACAATAGTCAGGACGGCTTTTAAACCACATTCTCCAGTTATTACTTCCTTTTTCGTGGTTACAACGGCTGCAAGCGGGAACAATGTTAGTGGCTAGATCCTCTCCCCCTTTGGTTTTGGGGTGGATGTGATCAAGAGTCAGCTTTTCACTTTTAGTGCCGCAGTAGGCACATTTACAACCGAACGCATCTTTGATTGATTGTCTCCACTGCTTGACTGCTTCTCGTCGCTGTAGCGCTTGGAGGTTAGCCATAGCTGCATCTGGCGTTAAATACACAAAACCCCCAGATGGCGAGTGAATCACCATACTGGGGGCCTTGGTTGGTACATATAGGGTTTGTGTCCCTATGCACCAATATAGCTTCTAACCTTTTTGATATCTACCTCTGGGAGTGCAGAAATCATCTCGGAGATAGCGCTAACGTCACCACCGTTAAGGGCAGTAATACCTTGGTCCTTGAGGAACTTAATAGCGTTAGCAAGGTCAGAAGCTTTTACGTCATCACGATTCAGTTGATCAATCAGTTTCGTAGCCACCAAACGGTGTAGCGAATACAGATCGTCTTCTGATGCGAGACCTTCTGTCTTATTTAGAGACTTTTTTGGAGAAGCTGCCATACAAAACACGGAACGCCTTCAACCCCAATTGTACGAGGCTGTTTTCTTTAAGTTTGGATGCACCAACCAGTTCAGACAGAACAAAAGCTAGTGACCACAATGCTGCTTGCACAGCGGGATCAGTAAAGTCCATGGAAATTAGGACGGGTTCTCAATCAAAATAGCCCACCCAGAACCTGGACCTTCTACTTCCCACCTTTTGTTCCAATTTTTCTGGCTATAAACCACCTCTTTACCTTTGCTGTGATTGGTATAGCCTCCACGGACCATATCGGCTTCACCATTAGGGTCGTGATGTATCCAAGCACCGGTTTGATACCCAATAACAACAGAGTAGTGTCCGCCCCCGCTAGGAGCCCCTACAGGGCCTTTGTGTAGCCAACCGACTACAACAGGCCTACCCGCGTCTAACTCGCGTCTGAGGAGCTCTGGGGAGCCGTTCTGAATGAATTTAGCGCGTAGTCCAAGGTACTCAAGGGTGTCAAGCTGAGCTTGGCTGTTTGTTGAGTCTCCGTAGCGCTTTCTAATCCGGTTGTATTCGTCGTCGTTCTTTACTTTGCCGTAGTACCTAGCTACCATGGCGCAGCTAGAGCTAAAGCACTCACGCCAGCCAGTACCACTTGCGTTATCAAGTTGATATTCATACGGGACTTTGAGAAGTACTCCGTGTTGATTATTAGGAAGAGTATTTTTAGGTCCTGACCGCCAAAGATCAGAAAACTTTGCCAAGATCCCTTCAGGAATATGATCCTGCAAGAAATCAAGAGCAAAGTTTTGGTGATCCTGGTTGTTGTAGTACTTAGCTACGTCACGAAGGGAAATTTCGTCCATTGATCAGGATCCGATCGAGCTTTGCATCAATATGCTGAACCTGCTGATCAATCCTGTCAATCATCGGCATCAGGTCGTCCTTTCGAACAAAATCTCGATGCACAGTAATTTCAACAGTGTCAATACGGTGGTCAAGATCTCCTAGCTTGCGAGTAGACCAAGCAAAGATACCGCCTCCCACAGAAGCAGCACCAAGAACTAGGGAAAGGACGAATGCTGGGTCCATTAGATTTTGTATTTTTGGCCTACTTTTCTAGCCCGCTCTTTTAAACGAGCACCCGCAGGAGTTTGAGTAAACCTTTCCCAAGCTCGTTTAGATACTGCATCAGGTTCCTGAGGAGGATCTATTTCAATTGGACGGATCTCAAAACTAGGACTACCAGCAATTTTGGTGCCTTTGTCCTTCTTCATTCCGTAGCCGCTTTTGCTTTTCATTTCTTGGGAACGCAATTGGGAACGGGTTTACCGCCTTTCTTCTTCATACCAACCATTTCGTAACCCTTCCAGCAGGGTCCTTTCTTCTTGTCAGCCATTAGCGTTCTCCTTTCATTTTGGTGTTGTAGGTCCGACCACGCCAAGTAAATGACTTTTCGCCAGCACCCCGAGCTTTAGAAAACGCTTGGTCAAAAGACTGAGCACGAGTCATACCCTCTTGAGGATTTTTAGGACCTTGTTGAGGTTTATAGTCACCACGCTTCCGAGCTTCAGTCAAAGTACCACCAGCCGTAGGGCGAGGTTTAGAAACCTCATAAGCAGCTGCTGCAGGGCCGAAACGACGCAAAGAACTCATGACGTTCATCACATCACTAAGGATGCTCAAACCGGAACCCTGAGGGCTTCTAGCAGCTCCTGAAGGGGTCACAGTACCCGGCATATTGGCCCGAGGAAGCCGAGCCGTTTGAGTGGGACGAGAGCGACCACTAGGAGTCCTAGTACGTCCACCTCGTTGAGTAGCTCCTTGGCCTTCAGGAGCGTAGCGACCCGCGTTACTACGAGTTTGGCCTCCGCGTTTGATGGGCATTGGTTTACTTAGTTTTATAACCTTTTTTCATCTTGCCATCTTTTGAGCTGTTGTGTTTGGCAAGTTGCTGAGCTACTTCTGGTTTCTTAGCGTAGAGGTACTTACGCTGTTGTTCGGAGGCGAACGGCATGGGACCTTTAAAACTGTTCTTTACCCAGCTTATTGAATACTTTCTTAATTGGATTATTGATGAGTGGAGAACCGCAAAAACAACTGCAAATTTAAATGAAGAAATACGCAAATACAAAGAAACGACTGAAGAGTTATACCCTCAGCCGCAAATAGAAATTAAGGAAAATGGCGTTTTTGGAGAGAAGGGTTGGTATATCGAAATCTCCAACCCAGCGTTCAGCGACCCTGACCTCGATAAGCCTTCTGACCCCGTTTAGGCTTGCTGTTCTTGCTAGACCCTTGGGTAGTCTGCTTCGGCTTAGGGGGTAGTTTGACGGGCTTACCGTTAAGAGTCTTTCTTACCACGGCACTCCAGAGGCTTTAGTAGGTGCAAGCTTCTCGTCAATCTGTGCGTCAAGAGCTGCGTCAATTTCAGTGACCTTTTCGTCACCACCAAGCTTTTCTTTGACCCAACCAATTACAGTGTTTTCGTCGAGATCGGGATACGGAATCATCGAAGCAGGATCAGGAGCTTCCAGTCCAACAGAACCATAAGCACCAGCTTGCTCACCATCCTTATAGCGAGTCACGGTGTAATGAACAGTAAAAACTGCGCCGTCCGAAACGTTGCGCTCCATACTGGCAACTTTCCAAGTAGTAAAAGGAAAGTCAATTCCGGGAGTAGTCATAGGTGAAACTTGTTTCTGAATTAGTTTAAAAGGTTTGCAACCAATTGGAAATGGCCGGTTGCCCGCCTAGTGAGTAGGACTACTAGGCAATGCCAGCATCATTTAGACGCTGCTCAAGGGTTTCGATGCGCTCCATTGCTTCCTGTAGCGCCTTGACTGCCTTCATGTAGAGCACCGAATAGTTGACGCTCTTGGTGACGGTGCCGAGGTCGTTGCCGTCTTCGTCGCGATCAGGAGATTCGCTGACAAGACCAGGGGAGACGAGTTCAACTTCTTGGGCGACAAGACCGATTTGGGTGTGGGTCTGACCTTCCTTAAGGTTGTAATTACGAACTTGGAGAGCCTTCAGGTCATCCCATTGGGAGCTTGCATCAACGATGTTCTCCTTCAGCTTGATGTCAGAGAGAGCGCCGTAGGAGTTGTTGGTGTTGACGACGTTGCCGTTTGAGTAAACAACAAAGCAATCTGTACCAGACCCAAGGCCGGTGGAACTGTGCCTACCTTTATATAGAAGATTGGTCGTGCCAGCAGAAGAGCTAGTTTCTGCGCTGATAACAATACTCCCGGTGCCGTTATAAGTAGAGCGTCCCGTACTGTCAATCCTCATCCGCTCCGTCGGGCTGTTCGCTCCGTCGGCAGTAGTGGAGAACACTAATCTTGACGGATGATCGCCCGTACCAGCTGCGGCATCTGCAAAACAGAAAATGTGAGCAAACTCAGCAGAAGCGTTATCACTAAAGATAACGCCACCAATAAAATCATTGGCGATAATGCCAGAAGCAGCTTGACTTCTTCCAAGTGCAAACGTTGCGCCACGGGGATTCCCGCTGCTGTTGCCGACTACCTGCAGAAGAGCATTGCTACTGTTAAAGTTTGCATAGACACTGCCGCTAAGCGCAGTAGACGTACCAACTAACAACCTGCCGGAGCTGTCGATACGGGCAGCCTCTGCGGTGTTAATCTTGGCAATGAACGGAGATGTCGCGGCGGC